ACCGCTTTTAAGGTTTCTTGCACCGTCATCTCTTTCTTAGCGTTTGGATCATACTTGCACTGATATTCAGAAGGAATAAATTCCAAATACTCAAATATCTGAGATTCAATAGTGTAGTTTTGCCCGCGGAACACACAAACTACCTGACGGTTGTCCATCTTTTCGCATTTAACTTTACGACAGGTTGTCATTTGTTCGGCGTTAGCAGTATGGGACTTTAATAACAGCACAAAAATAACCAAAGCTGTCGTGCCTACGGCTGCGGTAAGTACCCACGCCACGATTTCAACAAACTTTCGTCTACGCTCACGCTGGCGATACAATGTTTCTTTACGCCTTTTGCGTATTTGCCCTTCCATTGCTACAAGTTGATCCCATTTTGACTTACCCATAGTCAAAGAAATCCACTGTTGTAACTCGTAACGTTGTTGCTGCGCCTTCTGCTTGTTGGCAAAAGTCGTTATGGCTTCTTGCTCTACGCTTTGACCACCGAACAGTTTTTTAAATATAGGGGGGTTCTTTGCCTCTTTCTCCATCTGATCAAGGTCAGATAAAGCGCCCATCCATCTTGACAGGTCAGAGGCCATAGACTCAATGTCCCGGCCAATGGCGAAGCCCTTTTTAAGGGCTCCAAATGCCGCCGAAGCGGTTGCCATTGCAGATACCGGATCCATTTAATTTTTTACTCACAACCCATGTAGCTGCCACCTTTTGTGGCAGCACCCATGCCGCGAACAGTCATCTTCTTCATGCCCGTAGGGGTTTTTACTTCTTTTGCCCCGCCGTATGGAATACGACCCTGCTTGTCAATCTCCGCATACGGCTGTGCTTTTGGTGCCGCTGCAGGAGTATTGGTGACAATTTTTACCACGCTCATTCTACACTCCTTTGTTTCAAAAGTTCTCTTTCCATTGCCGCATTGATTCTAGATGCCGTCTGCTCTTCCTGACTTTGGATGCGTTCGTCAAACTGGCGAGACTTATCCATCATCTGAGCTTCTTTCAGGTTAAGCTCACGCTCTTCCATCATCTTGTCGTTCTCTTCCCTAACCGCATCTAGCTGCAGTTCCTGTTGTTTCAACTGAACTACAGGGTCTGGCTTGCCACCGCCGGACAACTGGCGACCAAGGTCTTGAACCGTCTTCATACCCTCTGCCATAAACTGCGCGGCCATGGCATCTAGCTGTATTTGCGCCTGCGGCGGCAACTGCTGCTCTTGACCGGTTAGACCAAGCTGCTGCATCGCCCGTTCGCGGGACTCAATCTGCACGTGCTGCATGACATGCTTCTGAAGCGCCACCGCTATAGAGGGGTTTGCTCCAACAAGAGGTGACCCGGCAAAGACCAAGTGCGCTAAAATGTGCGCCTGATGACTCTGCATTGGGAAGGCCATGAGTCGTACACCATCAAGGGCATCCATGTTCTCTTGCGCCGGGTCTTTCGGAACGGGCTGTACGGATTGCTCGTTCTTCAGATACTTGTCAATATCCCGAACACCCAAAGCCTCATACATGTCACGATACACTTCATACATGTTGTGCATCTGTGGAGCCTGTGCCGCTAACTGCATCTGCGTTTGAGCAAGTGCAATACGCTGCGCTTGTGAGAAAACATTAGGATTCGATACCGGGATCACGTCAATCCGGTCATCAAAATCCTTTGCTTTTACCGCCGCATCAACACCCTCCAAGGCATATGGATATACCGGCGGCAAACTCTCGCCCATTACCTTGGCAAGAAGCTTGAACTCTAAACGCATCGCATAATGCAGGCGTTTATGCACCGCACTCATTACACGAGAACCCTGCTCCATAAGGGCGATTGTAGTGCCTACAGCGGCCTGCTGGTTGCCATCCCCGACCTTCATGTCAGTTATGGTGGCAAACCGCCTTCCCGCGTCCACAACGAAGCCTAGAAGCTGAAAGAGCGTCTGGTCCGGCCCCTTGAACGGCAGCGGCATCAAGCTGTCACGGATAGCCCCGCCCGGCGCATCTACGTCCCTGAACTCACCCGGCTGCAGCGGATCGTCATCGTCCCTGATCCGTAGGCCGCGGGCCTTGAAGCCTGCAGGCAGGTTCGACAACGTACCCGCGTCAATCAACTGCCGCAGTGCCGCCGTCGCAGAACGAGACAAGCCACCAATGGTGTGAATCAAACCCAAACCGTAAAAACCAAAGCCCGGCAAGAACTTATAGTGAACAAAATACTGTATTTTCTTCTTGTCGGGGTCATCTTCGCGATAATTACGACGAATTGACAGAATTTGCCCGTTATCCTGACTAATCGTCACGACATAAGGCAATTTTATGCCTGTCGGCTCCCCGTCTTCACCCATATCCTCGAATCCTTCCAGATCCAAGTCTGCGTGACACTCCAACAATGTGCAATCATAGTCCACGGACGACGGTTCAATGCCCGTTATCCGGTTCAATTCGTCGGATAGATCGTCTGTGTCTGATTGTTGTGGCAAAACAGGTATGTCCCTGTAAAAACCGCCAATCTGACGCTTCCGAAGGTCGTTCAAGCTCATCCGAACAACATGCGTGATGTTCGGACACGTCTCTAAATCCGCGGTATCATAGGGAACAACAAGATGCTCTGCAGGAACGAACTTACTAACCGCACGATCCATGCTCTCATCATAGTAAACCTTCTTAAAAGTGCTGCCCGCCAGCGGCAAATAGAACAACATTTGATCAAATTCAGGCGTGTACTCCTCCATCACGTTCGTGATGTAGAAATTCATAAAATCTTTTACGCGCTGGGCCTGATCTGACGTCGCACTGTTCTGCGAACCAACTATCGCAGTCCGCACGGGCCCTCCCGGCGGCAACAACTCATTGAACGCTTGGGCCTGAAACTGCACAGCAGCTTCCGCCAAAAGGGGATGGGTGACGCCAGAAGCACCTCTAAACGGCTCAGTCCTTTCGGAGTAGTTGAACCCAAGTAATTCCAAGCCATCCGCGTATGCATCCTCCCATTCTTGGCGACTCGCCTTGTTTGCATCGTAGTCCGCGGTCAATTCACTGGCAACCGCGCCCAACTCACGCTCGTCCATATCTTCTGCTAAGTTTTCAGAAAAATCTCCGCTGGGCATCTCCGACATAGGGTCAAAATCAACGACTGCGCCGCCCATTTCATCCACTTCAATGTCAATATCAGAAGCTTCGCCCGACATGTCTAACGTGCCGGGGGCCTCAATCTCAATCTCTGCCAGCAATTCTTCTGTTTCTACTTGCGGATTCTGGTTCTCTACAAGCGAAATGGGCGGTCTAGCCATGATAAACCCTCAAAAATTTATTTACTGTACCATATAAGGTATAAAACCGGCAACGCCGCTATCAATAGGCCGTCCCTGTGGCTTAATGTTGTCGCTAAAACCTCGCGCTACCGTAGAAGCCTCTGCTTCCGTGTCAAAAACTAAATATTCCCCACTGTCAATCGCCCGATTAAACGCGGGCTTGTCGTCAAGACGCGTGAGCCGCGGGCCATCCGGCGTCATCGTAGGAAAAATCGTAGGATAAACATAATACTTGCCATCCATTTCAGAGTCCGACAAACGCATTGTTTCGTTGTTCGCAGTCTTTGGAGACTTGGGATCCAAAACTCTCTTTATAAACAACGGCATACGGCCTGTTCTGTTTACTGCGTCGGCGACAAGTTGAAATGCACGATCTGCAGATGATACGTCGCCACCGTCCTCGTACAATTTGGCACCGGGCCGCGGACCAAAGCGCATTCTGTCTACAATGCCCTCATAGAGATCTAAATCAGGCCCCGTCAATGGCCCCCGTCTTAGTCTTTCTCTAGCGGCTTCTCTAAATTGGTAATACGCGTCGTCGCCCGCAAGCCGCGCAGTAACTTGCCCTGTTCTCTGGCGAGAGCCGGGGACACCCTTATTAGCAAGCTCTTTAATTATATTAAACAACTCATCTCGCTCGTTGCGATATTGCCGGAAAAGATCGTTGTATGCTTTTGCATGACGACCCTTGTTGACTTGACCAGTAAGCGCCCGTTCTCTATCGGTGTTGCTGTCAAAAATCTGCGCCAAAGCGGGCCGGAGATATGCCGCCGGGACTTCGTCCACCCTCTCATCAAATTTATCTTTAGACCCATGAAGTTTGTTCATGGCAGCGGTTACTGCAAACTGAATTGTTAAATACTGCTGTTTTAAATCCCCTTCCAAGAAAGCCTTGGGAGAACCCACATCTGGGAAAGGATCGCCTGTAGCCGGAAGCGAATTGCGCCTAAACACACCGTCCTCGTCGATATACCCAAGCAACTCCACGATGGCGGCGGCATTAGGGCTTTGCAAAAACTTGTCTGTTAGTTTTTTAGGGTCAGCAGGTTTATTACCTAATATCCCCGATTGAGTAAGATACCCGGTTCTTGCCAATTCAATTCTGTTTAAATCAATGACCTGCTCCGGGGTGAACATGTCATTAAAACTGACCAAGTCTATTTCAGTCGGCAAACTTGACTGCCCGAAAGGTGACTTAAACTCAAAAAATGGTGCAAACTTTCTCGACTCCCCAGTGAAAGAATCCCGCAAAATTTGTGTCTGTAACTCTGCAGCCTCTCTGCGAACCAACCCTTCGTAAGGGCCAACCTTTAAAAGCGACTTAGTCGTGGAAAATTTCTTTGCAGCGTCGTACAAACGCCTGCCGTCAGAAATAGCCGCAGAACCTTCGGGGTAAAGCTCATCTAACCGCAAATAACCGTCCCGATAGCCTTGAACTACGTTTTTCGCAAAACCCCCAAGGTATTCTTCAACAATAGACAAACTTTTTTGGCCGACGGCGGTGGGGTTGTCCACAGCTAAAGCCATCATTCGCATGGATTGATCAACGCCGTCTTTAAAATCTAAACTGCGCGGGTCGAACCCACTCACAGCGGCCATCGCCTCGTCAGCTTTCCTTGCAAACTCTGTAGATTTTTGTTCAAAATTTAAAGAAGCAACAAGATCTTCTTCTTCTCTGTCAGTCAAAGGACGAACATTCAACGCATGAGATGCGTCTTCTGCGACATGAACTTCACTTTCATTAAATTTTGTGTTGGGCTTTCTCAAAAGTGGTTTGTCCGGGTCATACGCAGCTAACAAATACTGCGACGGCGACAGATCCTGAACATCGTGCATGGTCATTTCACGTGGCGCATACACAGGGTAACCATCCGCGTCCACTTCGCCCGTCTTTACAAAAATATTTTCTTTTGGCTCTATGGCGACAACGCCCTCTGTGCGATCCGCGGCACGTGGGCCAAGACCACTTTCTGTTGCAGTGAAGGTTGTCAACGACAACACAGGGTCTGTACCCACAGAAAATCCGGGCCGATTTATTTCTGCGCTGGCGGCACGACTGTCGGAAACAATGTTTCTAACCCGGTTACTAAGGCCAAATTCCTTAACCAAATCACCAATGGTCATGTTTGCACCTTCCGCCGCCTTCAAAACTTCTGGTGAAATAGCGTAACGCTCCGAAGGAGAAACTAATGCGGGTGCGCCTCTGTATGTGTCGTACATCGACGCAATGCCCCCGCCGATGCCAGTGCCAAAAAAGGCTTCCACCATATGGTCAGGCACATTCTTTTGCCCATCATAATACTTAATACCGTGGGCCAACCCTCTTATGCCGCCTCTGCCGCCGCGCAGGGAGCGTGTGGTTACGGGCTTGCCCCCGCCCAACATACCCAAAACGGTGAAATTTGAACCGGGCGCACCTGCTTTTGTTTCAAACTCAGGGTCAAACTCTTGGTTCCGCGCATCAAATGACCCGTCATCTATGGCTTCGTCCAAAACACTTAAATTATATCGCGCTTCGTCATAATCTTTTCGGCCCAAAGCTACGGCAAAATTACGCGCCGCAAGCTGCAACTCATTAAATACAGGAAGATTAGCGTGAAAAGCTGCGTACTCTCCCAGCCCCTTGTCTATGTTTTGTTCAAACTCCTCCAAAGTTGTAGCTTTGGCGGCCTCTCCACGTTCTTTTGCAGTTTCAAGATCAAACCTATAATTCGTTTGCGTGTTTTCTTGAATTTCTCGTTCAAAACCATACGGGCTGTTTAAAACACGGGTAAGATTTTTAATCTTGGTCTTTGCGTTACTTGAGAAATCGCCGCCGTACTCCATCATACGGTGCAAAAGATCCCCACCATGTTCAATCGCATAGCTGTTTACGCCGCCGCCCATATAGCCCTGCAATTGGCCCATTTTTAACTCTGGGAATCCGCGTTGCAGGTTAGCAACGCCATTGAACGCAGACTCCCTGTCTGTGCGTGTGCGAATTTCTCTGGCGTCTTTCATCAAACGCTGTATTTGAGAGGTGAACGCGCTATCCCCGCCACCTAACATACCTACTGGAACGCCGCTCCCATCGGGCGCGTCGGCCATTGCCTTGATGCCCCTCATAGTTCCGTAAGCTATTGGGGCCCCGGCGGCAACACTCAAAGACAAAGGATCAAAACGGTCATAAGTGTTTGTTTCGGGGTCAAAGGTATCCGTAATTCCGGTACTCGCCGCCAATATTCCTTTATCTATTTCTTCTCCCATGCCTTCTATGGCACCAACGACACCTGTTTTTGCAGACTCTACAGGGTCGTCCATGAAAGCTTTAAAAGCATCAATCCCCGATGTAACTATTTGTGGCGTTGTGAAACTGTCAAAAGCATACTTCCCCGGCTTTACCAGAGCGTAACCGCCCATGTCGTCAACCACAGCAGAGCGCCGGGGCTCCACAACAGAAAACCTTGTTGGCGATAACATAGACAGAAATTTATAGATGCCCCCGCCTGCATCAGGTTCGGGCAATCCTACAATGGTTTCTTCTTTTTCAGCCATAATACGAGCGTACCTGAGTATAGTTGTCCTCGTCTATGTCCCAATCGTCCGTAGGTAACGATACGAAATTGCCCTGACGGTATCGCATCAGAGCTTGGGTCATACTATCGACAAGGTCATCATACTCACCATTGGGAAAAGCCGCAACTTCCTCAATAAGCTCGTCCGCAAATGTCTCATCCGGCGCATACACCATCCCCGCCTCAAACAAAGGAGATACAGAATGGACACGCGACACCTTATCGTTGCCGCGAGATGGCGTAAAATTCACAACAGGAATGCCCATGTTACGTAATTCGTGTGTCAAAGGAGTCCCTGACGCCTTTGCTTCCACGATTACAGTATCGGGTTCCCAGAACTGATAGCTTTCATAAGCTTCTGCTTTCAACTCTGGAAAATCCCACCGGCCCTTCTTGCTATCTAACAAAATGACCGCCGGGGGCCCCCCAATTTCTTCCGGGCGAAATACACCCCACGTCGTTATAGCGCTGTAGTCAGCAGTCTCGCGCTTTGAAAACGCCGTGTCATAACTTTGAATGACATACTCAAGATTAGGGACGTTGTCTTTTTCCCACCGCTTCCACCACTCTCGCGGGATAATTGCGTTCTCTTCACCTGTAGGACGCTGTTGATACTGCGCGTTCCACTTTGACGGCGGGATAGACGCCTTGACCCTTTCAAGATCGTCTTTTGACCAAAACTCCGGCCAACAAGGTTCCTCATCGTCCATAATCGCAGGAAGTTCCACAACTTCCCACTGATCCGCTTTCTCATCTTTACCCATTTGACGAATAAGCTGACCGGTCAAATCCTTTTGTGACCAACGAGTCATTACCAAAATGATCGCCCCGCCGGGCTGCAAACGCTGTCGGGGGCCCCCTGTGTACCAATCCCAGTCATTGTCAAAACCCGACGCCGACATAGCCGTCTGCTCAGAATGGGGGTCGTCAATAATAATTAGATCGCCGCCGCGGCCAGCAAGATTACTGCCAACGCCGACAGCATAGTACATGCCGCCACGTGAAGTGTCCCACCGGCCTGACGCCTTGGAATCCGCCGATAATTTCGCTTCAGGAAAAATCTCAGCATAATCTTCTCGCTCTAGAAGGTTCTTCACCTTACGGCCAAAGGATACAGCAAGCTCCGTGGTGTGCGTTGCCTGAATGATTTTCATCGCCGGGTTCTGCCCAATAAACCACGCAGGCAGAAGATAACTGGCAAACTCAGACTTTGTGTGACGCGGGGCCATGTTGATGATCAAACGCTTCAATTCGCCCTTGGCTACGCGCTCAAACTTCTCTGCAATTATACGATGATGCTCGCCAGCAATGAAGTCCGGCCAGACCGCTTTCACAAATCCCAAGAAGTCCGTCTGACAGTGTTCAACACGATTTAATTGAGCTAGTCGAAGCTGTAACTTGACTACTTTATCTTGGATTTCATCGCTCATAATAAGCCAGTAAACCTTTTTTCGGTTGACCTACTTTATAGGGGCCCCTGAAGAAAAGTCAGAATACACTATTTATCCCATATTGATATCGTTTTTTACAGTATTGTTTGCGAAAAACATGGACTTTGACGTCGTCTGCCACAGGTGCGGGGCTCATTTTGAGCGATTCATGCGCTATGTGCCTGTATTTATTGCTAAAATTAAGTTTACCGGGGCCCCGTGTAACTAATTATTAAAACGCGGATCACGTGCCGCGGATCACGTGCCGGGCATGATCCGGCGCAATTTTCCGGCCCGCTGCTGACGCAATTTTAACGCCAGATCGCGGCACCCGGTCCCCGGATCGCGGGCCATGCGCCGTTGTCATAAGTTTAAAAACATGGGCGGGCGGGGCGCGGGGCAAGTTTTGGGGAAAATAGATATTTTGCGGGATTGTTCCCGTATGTTGTGCGCGACGGGCTTTCCTGCAGCTGTTTGGTGTCTAGATGTAGTGCGGGCAAAAATAAAACCCGCCGGGCGCGATGTCCGGCGGGTTTTTTGTGTTTTATGCGGCTTCAAGTGATGCGCGGCTGATTGCGGTCCAGTCAGATTGCTTCATTTCTAAAACACGTCCGCCCAAACGCTGCCAATCATCAATATCATCCGGTTGCACCATGGGATTACCCGATGCATCCCGCATTTGCGGCACGGCTGTTATGGCATTCATCAGCGTTGCACGGCTGACGGGTTCGCCAACATATCCATCCTGCGCCCGCGTTTGCACTAATCCCTCAAGAACAAGGGACCGGCGCTTTTGCGGGATACCTAAGATCGATCCCATTTTGTCGACTGCCTTTTCTGTATACGTACCTTCGATGACGTCGGCGGCTGCGTCTTTCATCTTTTGCAGTATTTCATCAAAGCTGTCCCGGCTGCTGAAAGCCCGCACCATGTCCCGCAATTTCAGAGACATTGCCGCGTTGTCGGCTTTCTTTGCTTCCTCTGTCAGGACTGACCAAACGTCCGCGTCACCGCGGCTGCTGGTCAGATGCGGGGACCGGATTTTGTTTTCGGTTTGCATCCCGTTAAGGCAAGCCAACGTCCAGTTGATTTGTGCAACCTGAATTGATCCGTGCCCCGTTTCTGAATTGCTAATGAGCAATCCAAGCGCCATTAGATCACCAACTTTCGCACCTTCGCCGACAATGGTGTTTGATTTAAATCGAGCCATTAGTTTTTTGTCGGTGCTATGCCAGTTTTGAAGCTGCCACCCGGCGTTGTCTTCATCGTTTGCTTTGATCAATTCGGGAATTGCCGTCTCAATCAAATCCAGATTGTCATAGGTTTTAAACCTATCAGACAACATAGCGCGGGCGGTCCCGGTTCTTTCATCATCCATGAACGTCCGCAATAAGCGCGGCTTTGGTTCCTGTTGCCAGATTGCATTAATCAGGCCGTCCCATTGTTCGGGATAATTGTCAGACAACCGGCGGGCAGTCCGAACGTCAATTTCTGCTGTCTTGGCGATGCCGTCAAAACAAACATTATTCACGTCAAGCTGGCGGGTTGGTTCCCCGCCCTGCCCCTCTAAAAAGATTGCTGTCTGCTTACCGTTTCCGGTTTCCCGCGTCCGATATTCCATCTGGCCGGTGTTGGCCTGATAATCAACCGAACGGCTGTTTTGCTCCATAACGTGACGCAAAAGGGTTTCCATGTCGCGGTTCGCATTGTCGATATTTTGCAGCATGTCTTTAACTCCATTTTAAAAGGTTGTTTGGTTTTGCATAATATAGGGCTGCTATGTGGTGTCCCTGCAGCGGGCCCGGACTAGCACGGGGCGGGGGTGCGAACGTCAACCGAAAAGGGGCAAGGGATAAACAAAAAACGCAATTTGAAAATCCCGACCAAAACGATTTCGCCTAGTCAATTGGCAGATTATGCGATTAATCCCGCAAACGCAAACGTATTTTTAAAAAAAGAAAACCCGCCGCGCCGGGATGGCGGGCGGGCTGCAGCGGGGCGGGCGTTCTATTCTTTCCCGATGTCCCCGGCTATGTGGTGCCGCAATATTGAACGGGGCGGCAAGTTGCGGGCAAAGTCTCGCAACTTTTCCCCGTCGGGCTTTGCCTGCGTCTGGCCCGGCATGCGCCGCCAGTGAATGGCAACGTTACCGGTGCCCGCATAACATCCGCCCTGCGTCTCGCTATCGCCTGCCCGGTTTTTGTCCGTCCCGTGCGCCGTAAATGCAATTATGTAATCGCGATTTAAACGGGCGCATAACGGGCCGCCGCGCCCGCCGCAATCCGCGCATCCTCTTATTGCGCCGGTTTCTTCTGGGCAGCGCACAAATTGAACATGGTCAATTGTCCGGTTTTTTTGCGACTCTTGCCAAAACGTCGGGGGCACTACGGTCACCATAGGAAATTGCCATTGATCCGGCGGGGCTTTCCGCATTGCATTTTTTAAAAACGCGGCTGTCTCCGGGTTGGCGGTGCTGTAATTAACAACGGTTTTAATCGGGCTTAATTTGTGGGCCCAGTGCATGGGGCTAAAATGGGTATATGTGAAACTGTAACCCGCCCGCGGCTTGCTATCTAAAACAGCATCCAAATAATCATGGTCAATCTGCCCCGCGCCGCATCCCTTGCCTGACGGATTCAGTTCGCAATCCGCCGGGCACGTGCCAAACATGTTTTTATTACCGCTGCGATATGTGACGGCGCATCCTTTCAGTTTCTTGGCGGTGCTGATTTCAACTGTCTTTAACATTTTTAAAATCTCCTGTTGTCTAGGACTAATCCCATATTAGAGCGCAAAATAAAAAAGGCAAGCGCTAGCCTGCCTTTTGTTTTTATTTTTTCCGCCGTCGTTTTGTGGGCTCAATGCTATATCGGCTTTTTATTTTGTCCGGGTCTGGCGATCCCCAAAACAGCCAATAATAAAGGCGCGACAATATCCACATTTAATAATTACCCGCGGCGCAAACTTCCATGTCAAGCTTGCCAGAATACCGGCGGCGTCCATCGCCCTTTATTATTTGCTCTGCGCGGCGGCTTGCAGCTTCTAAACTGACGTCACGGACGGCAAAATCAAAATCCCGCATGTTACCGCTTGTTGTGCAATAGCTGCCATTTGCCCAGAATAATTTCACGTCCGGCGTCGGGCTATCAGATATTCTTTCAACCACAACGTCCCCGTCTTGATCTCTTTTTATTCCGACAAGAACGTTAACCGGTTCAGCCTCTCTTGCCTGCAGCATGACATCCACACTGTCCCACCATTTTTTTTCTGCAGCCTTTTCCATATTTGCAAGCGACAGATACTCATCAAAGTACATGTCAAACTCAAACGTGCGTATTTCACGAACGCGAAAGGTAGCTTTCTTCATTTCGTTTATCTCCCGTTGTTGGTGCGTATAAGATAGTTCTTACACCGGGATTGTCAAACGGAAAAACTGCTCCCAATCAATCGGGGCATCTATTTTAAAATGCGGTTTTAAAAGAAGCCCGCGGTCAACAAGCTCAACCGCCTGATCCGCACGATACACGTGGGCGTGTCGATCCTTGCAGCGCACAATGACAAACGATGCGGTGTGCTTGTGCTGCTCCATCCATGCAACCTGATGAGGCGATAGCCGAACAGCAACGCCGGTTGCCGTTTTTAACTCCCAAAAAGAAAAGTCCCCTGTCTCGCCGCAAACGACAAGATCGGGGACGCCTTGAGATGCCCAGCTTTCTATTCGCGTCAGCCTGACGTCAGGCCGGTGCTTCTTCTGGTTCTTCTTTATACTCTGGTAGAAGCTCGCTTCCAGATTCTTCGGCGTCTTTTTCGACGGGCGTGATATCGATAACGGAAGATCCATATTGCTTTTTAATCTCTTCTAGTTCTTTCATCACTTCATCACGGCTCATGCTGTCAATAGAACCGTGCCGCACTTCAGATTTGCTGATGTAGATATCCCCGTGCGCCTGCCCCCGGCGGTACTCCGCCTGCACGGCGGCTGAATATGCTCCATTGTCCAAAGCTTCATCACGTATGCGCTGCAGGTCACGGACATGACGATGGTAAGTGATTGCATACCGCTCGTTCAGTTCGTCCCGATACATCTTGATCGCCTTGGCAACATTCGGGTGCTTGTGGGGGTTCAAAAGTTCAGAAGCTTTGACCGACGCACTCTTTTCAGAGAAGCCCGCGTTTAAAGCGCATTGCTTCTTACTAATCATGCCGTCGTTGGAAACGTATTCCTTAACGAATTTCTTTTGCTTTTCAGAGAGCGGGGAGTCCGGTGTCAGCCGCGGACGACCAACAGGGTTTACTTTTACGATTTCCATGACGTGCCCTTATGTTTGAAATCATTCCAAATATAAGGGTAAGTGCGGGTTTAAAACAAGGTGTTACACCTCTAATTTCGCGTTACACAAAAAAGTAACGATATTTGCCTTCTTTATGTAAGGATTTCAACGATGTTACACTTTTCACATTTGTCACAGCACTGTGGGAAGAAAAAAAATTATTTTTTTTTCTAGCCCTATAGAAAAGTTTTGGATTTTAGAACCCTTTGTCACCTTGGGTTTGAGCGTTACATATTTGGTTTTTCAAAAGTGTAACAAAGTAACGCCCCGCCCTAAGAAAGGACGAGGCGCTACAAACCAAAACAACACGGAGAAAGAACACAACCGTTAATGAACCGTAGGCCGCGTTCTCTGCCCCGTCAAGCGTTATTCGTCATTCCTTGCAACTTTTAGTGTTGCGGATGCTTCGACGATGTTTGGTATTCTCATTCTGGCTTTTATCATCAGGGACTGTGCTTCGTGCAGCTTGCTGATTGCTTCGTCGAGGAAGGGCTTTTCGCCCGGCAGCGCTTCCAGCCACAGGTCATTGACGGCGTGGATAGCTTGATTAAGCAGTGCGGCTGCTTCTTGGTGTTCATTGACACTATTCATTCCCAATATACTCCCAGTGTTTCGACGCGGATGCACACCGCTTCTTCATTTACGGGCATATCTTCCCAGAACATTTTTGTTGCTGCGACGTGGCATTGTGCAATGGTGTCGAAGACTCCTACGTTTTTCACGATGAACTCTTCAACACCTACCGCGGTGATCCACAGCAACACCCAGTTAACCGTCATTTTTCTTTGGGCGTCCGCGTTTCTTGGGCGCGGGCTTGTTTTCTTCTGCCAGCACCCAATTTCCAAAGCCGTTCCATTCGGTATTTTCTGGCCGTTGGAATTGAAGCGTTTGCTGCATCCGGTGCATCAGCGTTTCCAGATTACGCAAATCGGAAATCCAGAGATCGTTGCATTCCCAGATGGTTTGCAGCGCTGTCCGCAGTTCGTTGTGCGAGTCGAGCAGTTTCCGGCGGGCGGCTGCGTCGATGGTCAAGTCCCCGGTTGTGGGGCTCACGTGGCTTTTATTCATTGGTGTCTCTCCTGTTGTTGACCCGGTTATTATGGGAACCGTCCCATACAAGTCAAGCAAAAAAATGCAGATGTTTTTGTATTTGCTTGTTAACCATATTCTGGTTGACTGCACATTAGAATCATTTCAAGTTAACCACATTTCAGTTTAACTAATTGATTTCATTAATAAAAAAGGTGCGACACTATGTCACATGGACTGTATGGGAGTTATCCTTTAAGATAGAATGTTAGCTCGAAATAGGGCTATGGGCTTTCGGGCCCGGAATGTTTCACGTGAAACATTCGCTATTTGAAATCGTAAACCAAACAACCAACGGAGGTCAGTATGTCTGACGCCAAACCGTCTTTCCTTGCCATCATCTTTATTGGGTGCGGAAGCTCTTGGGCCTACGGCTCATCGGCTGACGAAGCCGCCACCAGTGCAGCGAGCATTCTTGTTCGTGACTGGAGCAGCTTGTACACCTTTAAAGAAGAGGTGCCGGTCAACATCTTCGATGTCGAAGATTACGACGGGTTCCACGCCACCCATCAGGGTGTGTTCGGAACCAAGGATGATATCCCCGACGACGAAGGGGTAGCGTTGGAGTGCCTTGAAACGAGGCACGTGCCGACGCCCCCGCAGCCGCGGAGATAAGACCTACGCCCCCCTACCTACGGTAGGGGGGTAGACCTCCCAGCCACCAAAGGAGAAAGTAAATGGCTGAATTAAACGACACTGAGTTGAACGTAATGTGGGAAGCTTTAAACACTGTCTACTTCACAGACGAGAAGGGGATAGATGCCCACCGCAAGCTTTTGATGAAATACCGGCGGCAGGTTGCAAAGCAGCTTCACGGCGGTGCCATCAACGCGGCGGATGTCGAGTGTGGTACGCTTGAACATTACAACGAGCTTCGTGCCAAACGAAAGAAGGCTGTAGCCGACTCTGCTATGCAGAAGATAAAAGAACAAGCGGAGTTAGACCATCTTCAAAAGACATTGGGGAAGATAGGCTGATGGCGCTTGATCTTGAAATTCATCTTTCGCAGTACGATCACAACGGCGCAGATTTCATCTGCCGGATAACCGGCAGAAGATTTGAGCTTGGCAATGAACCGGGGCTCTACGGCGGCGTGGTCTTCTATGAGGACGACGTCGATAGCCCCATCATGCGCTTTGGCCGCAACTACAAATCAAAACGTAGTACGCGGATTGCAAAGATACTTGAATGGTTTGAGGACCGTGAGGAGTTTCACGGGGGCCTTGTGGCAGTAAAGGTGAATAAAAAATAAAGGAAGGGCGGTCAATGACCGCCCTTTTTTAATGCCGTGTTCCGTGGTCTAAGGTGTTTTGTGCGATTTCTTTTGCCATGCCTATCAGTTCATCGACATCGTTTTCATCGCGGCAGGCTTGCATTGCGTACTGCATCAGTGCGGTCATCACGCCCAGAATGACGATTGGTTCGTGTTCCGCGGCCTGTGCATCGACGTGCTTGCTTATTAAGTCGAGGGCATCGATACCCATTTCGTGACCAAGGCTGAAGTCCCCGCCGTTGGGATCCAGTTCTACTTCTTCTGCTTCATCAAACATGTTGGCAGTCTCCACTGTTCCAAACCGTTATATGGGATTATTCTTAGAATCGTCAAGGAAAAAGGTTGACGGCGTATGGGATGGCTCCTATCTTTAAAAGGTCAACAACGACAAACAAAAGAGAGAAAAATGCAGATCATCAAAACACAGTCTGAAAAAGAGACAGAAATCAAGAACTTGGAGAAGTTTCTCCGCAAGTCCCCGACGAACAGCGTGGTGATGGAGTTCACACCATCGTTAGCAGAGTACATTTTGTCTAAGCTTAATATCGGCAATCGTCCTCAGAAGCCGCAGCGTATTGTAGATTACGCTAAAGACATGGCTTCGCACAACTGGTCATTGACCGGCGAGACAATCTGCTTCGGCGACAACGGGCGTCTTTTAGATGGTCAGAACCGGTTAGCTGCTTGCATCCGGGCTCAGACATCATTTAAGACACATGTCATTTTTGGCATTGATCCTGCAACGTTCCATCACATGGACACAGGAAAAAATCGTGGCGGGGACGATATTCTCGCAATCATGGGTGTACCAAACTCCGGTAAGGTAGCTGGTGCATTGAAGATGATACGGGCTTGGAAGCGCGGTGTAACGAACACGCAGGGCACTGTATCGAACCAGATCATTAAGGACATGTACCTTAATGACATTGACGAAGAGCTTATGCAGCGGGCGATCAAGTCAGCTAAGAACGTTTACAACGTAATCAGCTACCCGATTGGTCAGACAGCTTCGCTGTACTATCTTGCCAGCTTGAACGGCGACGAAGAGCTTGTAGATAAGTTTTTTGCGGAGCTTCGCGTCGGCGGTTCGGGGACAAGCAAGTATCAGCCGTCCCGGCATCTTGTCGAAACATTGACGCGTATGAAGATGAACCGTGAACGGCGGATCACGTCACATGATTATAGTGTGATGCTCACGCGGTCTTGGTACAATTTCAAGCACAAGAAGCGGAGCAAGAAGGCCGACATGGAAGTGTACCTCGACGACAAGTTGATGGAAATCTAGTGCGCCATCGTGATGACATGACGCTTGAAGAGTTTAAAAAAGCTCTTCAAGCTATTCGTCAAAAGGCTCTTTACATACCGATACTAGAACACAGTAGACGAGGGCCTGAGACGCGTTCTTTAAAAAACACAACTCAGGCCGCTCGCGGTAGATTTTTTAGGAGGGAAGGATGAAGAGAGTTATGTTCTACTCAAAGTGTGTTGAGTGCGGCGACAAAGCCGACACAGCATATGGCAAGCTTTTCTACTGTGCCGCCTGTTGGTTGAAGTTTTTCTCTTCTGGAAGGGTATCGACAGGCTTGTCTTGCATCAAACTGGACGCGCAAACCCCCAGATTATAAAGAGCTTCCTGCATAGGATTGTCTGAAGCTTTCCCGCGGCCTGTGAGAAACACCTCGCAGGCCGTTCCTGTTTGTGGATGATAGCTGACGGTTACAGTGAGGCCCATGCCTACATCTTCTGTGACGCATGGTCGGCGGTTAGGTAAGGCTGTCATGGTTTTCTCCCGTTGTTAAACAATAACGATATGTAGAAAAAACCAGAAGTTCTAGCCTTGACCTTTCTTTTTTATTTGGTAGCCCTCTGTGCGGCAGAACACGTCGAACATAACGCGCAACTGACCGGAGATGCTTCTGTTCTCCATCTGTGCGATTTGTTTAATCCCGCGGTAAATATCCATCGGGACTACGATTGATTTCCACTTCTCGACATCCATAACACCCTCTACTGGTACAGTTATACTCTGAGAGAATATAAGACTTTATGTTAATGATTGCAACAAAAAACCCCGCCGAAGCGGGGTTTGCTTAAATGTCCCAGTCTGCTTTTTAAGGAGGATAAATCCTCTGACAAGGGAGTTCTAAGTTTTTAGAAAAACACTGGTGTGTCTCTCTCGACAATCAATATATGAAGGACGAAGGCATTACTGTCAACAAAAAAGGCCCCGCCGGAGCGGGGCCAGTCTCTAAGGGAGGAATACCATGAAAACTACATCGAATCGCCCCAACTGGAGCCCATTTCGATATCGGTCTGCATCGGCACTTTTAAATCTATTGCATCACACATGATTCCTGCAAGTGTTTTTGCTTCTGCCTCGTCGGCGACACTGAAGGCTAGCTCGTCATGTACCTGCAGCAGGGGCAGCACACCAGCTTTGTAGATGTCTACCATTGCCTTCTTCGTCATGTCGGCGGCGGACGCCTGTATGAGCCTGTTAAGGGCTTTGTATGCATATGCCCGCTGCAGGCTGACATTGGGCCCGTAATAAGCTTTGGCTTCCTCGTAGGGCATTGCCTTGTGCATGCCGAAGCTCTGCGGCTCAAAGTCAGGAAACCGGCACTTACGCCCCAGCAGGGAGCGGATAGAGCCTTCTTTGTTTCCGTTCTGCACACGCTCCTGCACCGCCCGCATCAGACGCTTCACAAAGGGGACGCGGCTATCATACTGCGTCATTAGTTCCTTTGCTTCCTCCTTCGACAGGTCAAGCTGATCGGCAAGCTTTCCTACGCCCATGCCGTACATCATGCCAAGGTTGATCGTCTTTGCCTGTTTGCGCGGGATATCGGCGATACCAGCCACCATGTCATGGAAATCCATGTCGGGGTTGTTAGTGTAGCCGTCCACAAACTCATCCACCCGCGGCATTTCTTTGCCGGTGGCTTCCTGAAAAGCCGCTGCAAAGTGAACCAAGATCCGTGGTTCCTGTTGCGAATAGTCTATAGAAGCCCACTTCTGGCCTTCTTCTGGTTTGAACACGGATCGTATCAACGGGCCAAGGTCCGGGTGCCGTGCAGGAATTTGCTGCAAGTTGGGGTTTGACATGGATATGCGCCCGGACACTGTACCGCCGTCATCTGACCTGAT